CAGTCAGCGCCTTGGGGAACATGTCCTTCTGGCCCTTCGGCGTGGCCATGCGCTGCTGTAGGTCAAGGGCCTCCTGCTTCTTCTGCTTGCCCAACTCCTTGAGATCTGCCGGGTTGCGATAGATCGCCCCCACATCGCTGATCTCCTGGCGCAAGATGCCGTCAGGGCCACGCATTGTGCCGGTGAGCAGCCAAGTGTCCATCGGGCTGACGCCAGCCTGCTCTAGGTAGATGGCCTTATCGGCTTTGGCTTGATCCCAGGTCTTGGCCTTCGGGCCGATGAATATCTTGGGCCCGGACTGACCGGCAGCCATCGCAAAGTCCTGGCCAGCCCTCACCGCGGCCCTGGGCACAGCCATAGCGGCCCTGGCACCAGACAGCGGCCCGGTGTATGCACCGCCAGCCAACTGGCCAGCCCCGGTGAACATCTGACCCACTGGCGTCTGGCTTGCCCCTCGGAAGGGCAGGCGCTTCTCGATGTCCTCGGATGTCGGCAGGATGGTCTTGCTGGTCTTATCGCCGGTCACCAATTCGCTCATGGTTGGAGAGCGGAAGTAGTCGTAGGGAATGCGGGCCAGAGACTCCAAATCCCCAGGCAGGCCCAAGGTGCCGGACACCAGACCACGGGCGACCGCCACCGGGATGTTGGCCGCTGCCTCGCGGTTCTGCTGCGACTCCGGGCGGCGGCCAGCGCGGCGGTAGCCGATGTAGGGCTTGTCCTCGACCTTGCCGCCGTCTGCCTTGTGGACTTCGCCGCCCTTGGCCTTGCTCAACTTGACGCCCTGGACGTCAGAGCCCTTGGGCGCGACAAACAGCTTCTCGTACACGTCATGCGGCTCACTGCGGCCAACGCGAACTCGACCGACAACGTCGCCGACGCCGAACAGGTCACCACGGCTCCTTGGCCGAAGCGTGGGGTTCGCACCCGTGCCGGTGTTCCACAACTCCGCGGGGCTTGCGTACTCTGTGGCCAAGCCGTACTTGTGGCCAACATCACCCTTCTCGATGGTCGCCAAAAAGTTCAGGTCGTTGAGCAGCGGGTCACCGCCCTCCGGCTTGAACAAACCCTTGCGAACCAAGTTGCTTCTGGTAAACGATCCGGTCTTCGGATCAATGCGCTCGATGCCCGACTCGCCCTTGGCAGACATCATTGGCCGGTTGGTCTTGGGGTCGATGACCACACCAAGCTCGTTCATGATGCGGGAGTCAAGCACCTCGCCAGTGCGCGGGTCAACGAACGCCCCCGACGGGAAGTCCTCGCGCCGAAGACCAGTGCGCTCAAGCACGCGCTCGACCATCTTCTGCTGGTGCGGGAACTTGTCAGGCTGCAAGAACCAGCGGTTCGGCATGGGGATGATAGGCGAACGCCCCTCTTCGCCCATCTTGGACACCATGCTGCCCACCTCACCCAGGGAAGTTTTGGCAGCGTCATCGGCCTTCTGCGCCCCCTTGAGGGCCTTCAGTCCTTTGATCAAGCCACCACCAGCCTCATTCAGATCCGGCTTGTTGGTGTTGTACGTCCCCTTGTTGCCGATGGCGCTCTTGACCGCGTTGGGGTTGTAGGACACCACCTCGGCCAAGTTTCCGTCGCGGTCGTACTCAATCAAACCGTCGTAGCCCTGAGCCTGCGCCCTGGTCTGCACTTCCTTGCCGATGTAGCCCTTGCCCTCGTAGGCCCGCTCAACCATACGGGCCGCCTTGGCTGAGTCCATCCCGAGAAGCTCAAGCGCCTCGATCATGGGGTCTTTGTACTTGTCCGGCACTCCGGAGCCACGAAGAATCAACGGGTTTTTGAGTTGGGCGTACACCGGGAGCATACTGCTGCCGACTTGTTCGGCATACGATCCAGCAAATTTTGGGTCGGGGGTCAAGTACACGCCAGAGCCGAGTGCGCCCTCCTTGCTGGGCTTGAAGCGTCGGATGGCCTCAGTACCTTTGCCGCCCTCAGAGGCGGTCGTGCCGTGGTACAGGCGCTGCGGCACTTTGCTGGGCTCAAGGAACTTGGCGAGGTTGGCCTGACGCTCTACTGCCGGCAAGGTCTCCTGCGTGCCCTTGAGCATCTTGGCCAGCTTGGCGATACCGCCGGCCTGCATCTGAACTGCGCCGCCTTCTGCGAACTTCTTGACCTTCTTGGCCCAGACATGCTCGCGGCCCTTGTAGCTCAGGGGAACATCACCGCCGGCATCCGCCCACTCCTTGAGAGATTTCGCGGACGAGCGATTCTTGGCTATCGCCTCAAGTTTTGCAATCGCGCCGGTTTTAGCCATGCCCAGACCCCTTCACAGTGCCGACATCATAAACGCCGGGGCTTGTCAAGTCCACCCTTGAGGCAAGCCAGTGATCAACCGCAGCGTGTGCCCACTTCTCAATGGTGTCTGACCGCATACCCGGATCAACCAGCAACTCAAGCCGGTTCTCGCACTGGCTCACCCTGGCGAACTTCACGCCTTCAGTTGCGGACACGTTAATCATTGGACATCCCTCCTGTGCTTGCAGCCCTGGCATCGCTCGTCAGCCTTGCCCAGGTCGGTCAGCGTGTACTGACACTCCTCGGCCATCTTGAACGGCACGGTGGTCAGCTTCGCAATGCGCTGCACCCCATCAACCCACCAGCCGTCCTGGGCGAAGTGGCTGCGCTTGAACGCCGGTCGGTTGTGGCAGCCGTAGGTCATGACGGCTTCCTCGCGCCGCTCTCGAACGCCTCCCGGCCATCGGCGCTGTGGTGCGTGGCCACCCAATGCTCGTGGTCGAGGTACGGCTCGCACCAGCAATCGGACGAAAGCTCATGCTCGTGCGTGTCGTCAATCGGCAGGACGTGAGTCACCAGACCGCCCGAGTCGGTCACGCCGGTGATGGACATCCATGACGCCTCAGACTGCATACGGGTTAACCCTACGCTGCCTGCCGGTGTCGGCGTAGTCCTCGTCGTCCCAGTCATCCCGAGGCGGCGGGTCGATCTCAAGCCAGCCGGCGTCCCGCAGATACCGCAGGGCCTGGGTGCAGGCATCGACGTAGTCGTCGTGCGTGGTCTCGGGGAACGAGCAGATCTGGCTGACGAAGCCCTCGGCCCAATCCTTGACGTAGCCCCTCCTGGCGTCCGACTCGGGGATCCAGACCCGGCCACGGGCGATGATGTTGCTGACGATGTTCAGCCGCTGCACCTTGTCGGCCTTGCCTGGGTTGTAGGCGCGGATGGGCAGGTGCGCCCGCTGAAGGTCTTGGATCAAGCTGATGCCGGCGCTCTTGTCCTCGATCAGCAGCAGATCGACCCGCTTCTTGTCCTTGCCCTCGCCGAAGACAGTCTCGTACTCCTCGATGACCTTGGGCCGCAGATCCGGGTACTGCATGCGCTCCTGCCAGCAGTCGATCACCATTGCGGACATCGGGCCGTCCAGGGGCTTGAACACGCCGAACGTGATGCAGGCCGTCGGGTCGTTCTGCACCTTTTCGCTGGTCGCCACGTCGTAGCTCTGGAGGATGTACTCGAACTTCGGGAACGCCCGCCCGGCAGGCCAGAGCTTGAACATGTCCCGGCTGACGATGCCGCCCTCCTCGGGGTCGATGATCTCGGCGTAGATCTCCTGGCGGCCCAGGGTCGTGCCCTCGTACTGGAGGATCTGCTTCCTGAAGTTGTCCGACAGGTTGGCCAGATTGGCGTAAGTCGAGGCGGTCGTCAGCACCACGTCGTCGCCCTCCCGGCCCACCAACTCGACGATCAAATCCTTAGGTTTCGGTGTTGTTGTGCAAATGATACGGGTGCGGGTTCCCAGGCGCACGCCGAACATGATCTGGTCCCATGCGTCCTGAAGATAGTCCCAGGCCGCAAGCTCGTCACACCAAGCCCCGTGGAACTGCGGGCCCCGGAAACGCTCGGGCTCAGACGCCGGGATGCCCTTGATCAGGCTGCCGTTGATCAGCTTGAGCTCGTGGAGGGCCTTGTTGTAGTCGGCTATCAGGGCCGACGGGATCACTGTCATGAGGCCGGAGTCGCCCTCAAAGCAGGTGGAGCGGACGTCGCTCGATGTCGGGGCGGCCACCAGCCAGCGGGTGCCTGGGTTCTCCCAAGCCCACCAGCCGATCTGCTCCGCGGCAGTCCGGGTCTTGCCAGCACCGCGGCCAGCGAGCATCAGCCAGATCGACCACCAGTCCCCGTGAGGCAGCACCTGATGCTTGTGCTGGGCCTGGAACCAGTTCATACGCCATGCCCAGGCAAGCCTTACCTCAGGCTTGACCGCCTTGAGACTCGCCTGCACCTGGGGGTCGGCGAGGATCTCGGCTACGTCAGTCATCGACTTGCTTCTTGAGCTCGACGTTCTTGAGCATGGCCGAAAGCAGGTTCTCAGCCTGCACCTCGGCCTCAACCTTGATCGGGTTATCCGCATCCCCAGCCAGGGCCACCCGCTCCCCATACTTCTTGGGCTTGAGCTTCATGGCCGTCCACTTCCTGGCGTCGATCCGGTTCTTCTGCCATTGAAGGAAAGCCCCGTCCAGCTTGTGCTCGATCAACTCCCCGGTGCGGCGGTCGATCACCGGGATGATCTCGGGCTGCTCGTCGGCGATGGCGATGATCTCGTCAGCCAGGGTGTCAGCCTGCTCTTCCCGTGCGCGAGTGTATTGGTCAGCAAAGTCGGGCTTGTTGAGCAGCCACTCATAGATCGTAGTCCGCTCTGGCATCCCCTCCGTCTTTACGATCTCCCTCAGGCTCTCCCCTTCTGCTATTCGCAGGCAGATGAGGCTTGCCATCTGTTGGGTGTACATCGTTGGCCTGCCCATCTTCTTCTTTGCGGGCTCCTGGGCGATTTGCGGCTCTGGGGCTACCTTACCCTTGGCCCGCGGCTTTTCGGCCTTCTGAGGGGCTTCTGAGGGCTTGCGCGGCATGGTCAGAAGCAGTTGGTCGTGCAGTTTCCGCCGTAGCAGCACGTTGTGCATGTCACCATACGGCTACCGCTGAAGATCGTATGCGTGGAGCATTGAGCCCAAGCACCGGTCGTTACGAGTGCAATGCCGAAAGCGGCAAGAATCCTTTTCACCATTTCTCTCTCCTTGAGGTTTGATGTTTCCCGGCGGTTCACCGGTCGAAACCGATTCGGTTTCTCTTCGCTTTCGTTTCGCTGTTGACTCGCTTGATTGTTGGTGCGGACTACTACCCTACCGGCGCATGCGCTCTCGGAGCTTCACCCGCCCCTGCATTTTAACCGATTTCGACTGCCGGTGGTGGAATTCTGAGCATAGCAAGCCCATACCGCACAAAAGTACGGGCCCGCTTTCCTGCCGTATGGAGCCATTCCTCGACAGCATCCCAGACTTCTTTCAACCGCCCGGCTCTGGGATTCGCCCACCGCCCCCGCTCTGGCTTGCTCGTGTCACGGGGTTTCACACTCATCACCACCGACGTACCGCATGATGTGCGGTCACCACTGGAAACAAAAAAGCCGTTTACTGCTGCTCCCGGTAGGAACCCTTGTTTGACCAAGGGCAGGAGCATGAGTAAACGGCCTTCATCTGTCGCTTCCTACGGCAACGGAGCGAAGTATACGCCCGACTCAACGTATGTCAACAGGTGCTACGAAGTATTTTTATAACCGATTCGCTTTCGACTGGGTTTCGATTCGGTTACAAAAAGCACGCAAGCAGGACTGCACCGAAGAACGATACGGCTGCCAGCACTTCCCAGATCAGTCCTTCTTCACCGTTTTTCACAATTGAACTCCTTTCGGATAAGGTCAGCAGAATGGAACGGTTCGGCCTCGTATGCGATCTCGGCGCAGCGGTCTGCGACGATGGCGGCGAAGCGTTCAAGCATTGCTATGTCTCTCAGCCCATAGATCTCTACAGCGCGATCACTCCATTCTGGTTTTTGTGCAGCCTCCCGCGCCATCTTGATGATGTTGTCGCGGTTCAT